TTATTCATTTAATACCTCCAGCAACTCATTAGTTAGTCGTCTATTTTCATCACGTAAGAATTCAATTTCAGCGTATAAGTCTCTGATAACAGGCTCGGGTTGAAAACCGTAAAGATAGCCAAGGTCAACGTGAAAAAAATCTGCAATCATTTGCCAAAAATTATCGTTATATTCTACAATTCCTCTACGTTCATAAGCTATCCATTGCGTCGCAGTCATTGTTGGAGCAATTTGACGAATTTCTTCAATGAATTGCATTACTGTTAAATTCTTAGATTCTCTTAATCCTTTCAACCTATTCATATTCTCCCCTTTTTTAAAAAGGTCTATCCTTGCCCCAGACTTTCCCACACGATCCTGGGGTAGGTAACTCTATAAAATCCGTGCGTTTTGGTCTATCAACTTTTCGTACAACTTGATAATCATCTAACACCGTCTCAACAGTCTTAGTAATTGTTTTTTGATTACTATTGCGGTTTCCGATGTACGCAATTAAAGCAATAAATGCTAGTATTGCTACTCCTGTTACTGGATTTTCCATGTTATGCTCCTTTTAACTCTGCTAAAATTTGATAAAACCCTTTGAACGAAATAGGTATTGTACAATCTTCGGGTTTAAACTTCTGTCCATCTTTTCGGAAACAGTTAACCTGTGGTTTCCATTGCTCTTTTTTCTCTTTCATGTTATAATTACCTCATTGTTAATTTTCTTGAGGTCACTGTCCCCGCAGTGGCTTTTTTTATTATCTAAATTCATCTAAGCTGATACCTTGATTTCATCTTCACATCAAGAATTCAAAATGCCGTTTGTCTACTTGTTTACAGACCAAATAATCGGTGTTTCGCTTGGGAAATATTCGATTGGTCAGTAATCTCTAGTTTCTCGGCTAGCGTTTTGGAATCTATTGTTACCGCAATAGATTCTTTTTTATTTCCGCTATACGGATATTGTTTTGGTCTCATATGTTTCCTTTCTTTATATTTCAACTAACAACTGATTAATTGTTTTCGCATTCAATCGAATTTGATTACTATCAGTTTCATTTGCATTTGCTTGTAGCAATTGTTCGACTAAATCTTTCCGAACATCTCGTTTCCATTCTGTGAGTTCTTCTTTTGCTTTAGTCGATTCAAAATATTGAGTATAGTCATAATTGGTGTCACATACACCATTTTTTCTATCTCTACTCAATGTCACTTTGATATGACTTTCAGAAATGTCATATTCTTTAAGTGCTTGATACGAATCTGCTAATTTTGAATTTGGATTCTCATAGTAGAAACGTCTAATTCGTTCTGCTTTAGTCATATGTTTCCTTTCTATACAATGTCTTCCTGTTCAATTAGTGGCAAAATATTGTTGTCTTTCAACAACTCGTACAGGAATAGACGCCCCTTTTGTGTCCACGTCGTCGTCACATTGGCTCTTGTATGGCCGTTTTTGTCTTGATAGTCAAATGTGTGACTGTCTGTGTAACCTTTGCCCATATGTCGTTTATAGAGAATCCATTGTCCATTCACTTTGTGCTGCACACCAAATTCTAATAGTGTTTTATTGAATTTATTGGCAGACATACCATAATCAGCAGCAATCTGTGTTACTCGCAAAGCTCCCTTGCTCTCAATGATTAGATCAAGATAACGCGCTTGCTTTTGAGCTTCTTTTAAGTCTAACTGCAATTGGTTGTTTTCCATCGTTAAGCTAGTGACTTTCTTATCTGCCATGAGTAAGGCTCTTGCCATGATTTTCTCTGGGCTGTTGAAATCCTTCTCAACTTGGATAAAGTACTTGCGGACTTCTTTAGACTTTTCGTTCCGTTGAAGCATCGCAATTTCTTTAGCCATGTCTAGCTTGAGAACGTGGTCTGTGTATTCAGTTTGATTGCCCTGAGCTGTTAGTCTTTTTTGACTAATAGCCATGAAGTCTTCGTTTTCAACGAAACCATATTCGCTCATTCGCTCAAGCCATTTTGTATATTGTGTTTTAATTTCAAGCACTTTGTGCAAATCTCTACCACTGACAACTGGTTCTTGATTTTCGTTTAGTGTGATGTTAATTAGTTGATTCATATTATTCCTTTCTATCTGATTTTTAAATCTGAAATAACTTTTAAGACAAAGCGATTCGATGCTGGGTCTTTTTTTCGTCCAGCTAAGATATTGGCTACATCTTGCGGTTCTTTGTCATAAGTAACTGCTAGATCAACTTGTTTAAGATTGTTGTCAGATAAATATTTCTTAATTTTTTCGATGGCGATTGTGTTATCGGGCATTTATATACCTCCTTTTTCAAAAATAAGTAGAAAATATTAATAAAATATACGGAAATCGTTATTCTGCTCAATAATCTTTGTAACCATCTTGATTTTTTTGACTTACAATCTTATAATGAAAGTACCTTTATTACAGAAAGGAGCTGATGTTATTGTTAGCAGAATTTTTGAAAGGTACTGTGCTCTCATAGGTAAATAGACACATTGCTCTACTCGGAGCCGAAGCGGACTAGACGCGCAAAACTAGGAATGAATCTAAGTCGAAAATGTCTATCGCTTTAAATTAGAGATAGATGGAGTGGTGGCATGACACGTAAAAATATTGCCGTTATTCGACTTAGGGGCATAGAGTCGTTGTTGCTACCTATAAACCATGCAGTGCTGGTTACCAATCCAGCGAAGATTTGTTTTGCCTGTCCGATGGGCAGAGAGCTAATCAAAATTGGTGGGTGCTAGAGTATCGGACACTCTAGCATTTTCATTTTGAGCAGAATAATTTCCGTAGCACCATCTAGATAGCAGCTAGGTGGTGTTTTATACTTTTAAACAAAAAAGTACGCTATCCAATCGATAACGTACATGATATAATATTGACTGGCACTACTATACCTGCCTTAGCTAAGGAGGTGACGTCTATGTGCGAAACTATCTTCACAACTATCATCGCACCGCTATTGGTTGGAATAATCCTGTTATTAATCCAGAAATGGCTTGATGACAGTGCTGATTAGTGCTTCTATTGCAAAATAGAAAAAACCCCTTGCATTTGTAGGATTTTGCAAGGGGTTTTTATGTTCGCCTATGCGCGACGAAACTATCTTCACTTCCCCTATATCATATCACATACGATGTTCAATTGTCAAAGAACTTGTAAGCAAGAAAGTTAGTAAAAAATAACATTTTTGTGTTGACTTATTTTACACGTTAATGTAAAATGAAGGCATAAGAAAAACCTAGTTATAACCTTTATAACTCTTTTATATTCCGCAGTTCCCCAACTACTTAAAAAGATTTGTAAAAAGTTTAACTTCGTTTTTTACTAACTAACTATCTTACAAAAACTATTTTACTCTATCGTGTGAACTAAGTCAATAGTTTTACTCGAAAAAGTTAAATATTTTTTGTCATACTTTCAGAAAGGTTAATATGACAATGTTTGAGGTGTATTCAAGAATTGAAGCCTTAGCTAAAAAAAGAGGGGTATCTCTCCAAAAGGTCGCAACTGATATAGGGTTGAGTGAAAACTACATTTATAATTTAAAAAGTAAAAAAACGGCTAATACAGACCCAATAGAAAAAATAGCTAACTACTTTAATGTCTCTACCGACTATCTGCTTGGTAGGACAGATAATCCTAAGATTGCGCAAGATGGACACGCTTCGGTCGCAATTGATCTAAAAAAAGATGCAGAAGAGACTTTCTTCTTCGACGGTCACGAACTCAACGACGAGGATATAGACCTTATCACATCTATATTGGAAACGCGCATCAAAAATAGAAAATAGAGAGGACTGCTCTATGATGACACCAGAAACAGCCTGTCAGGAAAAAGGAATTGATTTAGTGTACTTTGACGGTAGGGGTACAAACACCCCTGGAATGTTTAATAAAAAACACAACGTCATTGCGATTGACACCTATCTTGACGGTATATATAAACACAAAGTCATCTATCATGAACTAGGACATAGAGAACATACTGCGAGTTATTACAAACTAAACAAAGAAAAAGCAGAGCTACAAGCAGATAGATATATGATACACCATCTCTTAAAAGAAGAGCTATCCTATTGGGATAATATGGAGGATTTCAACTACATCCAATTCATGGAAAAGTATGAACTGATCTCGCTTGCTGACGAAGTTATGGTTAAAGAAGAATTCAAAAATTTAATGTTAGGAGATTTATGATGAAGAAAAACAATGGTGCTTTAAAAATAATATTAATAATTATTGCTCTGGCATTTTTAATAACTATATTAGCAATCCTTATGCCGGTAGCCTTTATTTGTGGAATTATAGCAACATGGTACTATACAAAGAAAAAACCTAACCAAAGAAATAGAAACATTGCTATCGCAGTAGCAGCTATTGGGTTGGTCGGCAGTATATTTTTAACACCAAGTATAATAAATAATTCCAATCCGGAATCAAAGTCAACAACGACTACAACTACAACTTCATCATCAAAATCTGTTGATAATAAAAAATCTACTAGCGCAACAACATCAAACAAAAAAGAAACTACTCCAAGTAAGACCGAACCAACTACCAAAAATGATGGTCCAAAATATACTAAAGAATCTAATGCAGAGTTCGCCACAGTATTTCAAAATGTATTGAATAATGCGCTTGCTGAAAGTGGTATGTCTACAACTGTACGTGTCGAATACTATGATAATACTCTAATTTATGTTTATGTTCCTCAAGAATACAAATATGAAACCAATGTAAATATTCAACGGCTTGCAGACACTATTTATCAAGCAAAAGAAAATAAGTTTAATGAATGGGCCATTGATAAAGGGTACGACTTAGGATATACTCACTCTCCTACACTTTATCTAAAATCAGAAGATGACACCGTTCTAGCTGAAGAAAGTGGCATTCTCAAGAAAAAAATGAAATTAAAAATTAATAATAGTTAATAGAAAAATAAAAAGCCCCACGCTCTCAAAGTTTGGCGACTCCGAGCGTAGGGCGAATTCCAGTATAGTAAAAACCTGCTTTAAGTAGGCTCTTTACTGTACCCATTTTAACAAAAAATGAGGTAAAAAACAATGCGAAAAGTAGCGATTTATTCTAGGGTATCAACAATAAACCAAGCGGAGGAAGGATATTCTATCACTGGACAGATAGACTCTTTAACAAAATATTGTGATGCTATGGGATGGGTTATATATAAAAATTATTCTGACGCAGGATATTCTGGAGGAAAATTAGAACGACCAGCAATATTGGAACTAATCGAAGATGGAAAAAACAATAAATTCGATACTGTTTTAGTTTATAAATTGGATCGTTTATCTAGGAACGTAAAGGACACGCTTTACTTAATAAAAGATATATTTACGAAAAATAATATACACTTTGTAAGCATAAAAGAAAATATAGATACTTCTTCTGCTATGGGGAACTTATTCTTAACGTTACTATCTGCAATCGCTGAATTCGAGCGTGAGCAAATAAAAGAGCGGATGCAATTCGGCGTAATGAATAGAGCTAAATCTGGGAAAACGACTGCGTGGAAAACCCCGCCATACGGTTACACATATGATAAAGAGAACAAAGTGCTTTTGCTTAATGAATTCGAAGCAACAAATGTTAAACAAATTTTTAATATGATAGTAGCTGGTCATTCCATTATGTCTATCACAAATTATGCAAAGGAACATTTTGCTGGAAACACATGGACACATGTAAAAATACGGCGTATATTAGAGAATGAAACATACAAAGGGTTAGTGAAATATCGAGAACAAACGTTTGCTGGAAATCATGACGCTATTATTGATGAAGAATTATTTACAAAAGCACAACTTGCGCTAGACAAAAGGACGAACTCCCAAAATAACACTAGACCATTTCAGGGTAAATACATGTTATCTCATATAGCAAAATGCGGATACTGTGGCGCTCCGTTGAAAGTTTGCACGGGTAGACCTAGAGTGGACGGAACAAGAAGGCAGACATATGTTTGCGTTAACAAGACAGAAAGTGGTGCTAAAAGAGGAGTTAACAATTATAACAACAATAAAGTATGTAATTCTGGAAGATATGAAAAGTCGTGCGTTGAGAAATATGTTATTAACGAACTCTCTAAAATACAGCACGATAAAGAGTATCTAGAAAAAATGAAAAACAACAGCAAAAAAGTTGATGTTTCGTCTCTTAAAAAAGAAATTCAATCTATTGATAAAAAAATTAATCGATTGAATGATCTTTACGTAAACGATTTTATTAGTTTATCAAAACTAACAGAAGAAATTAAAAAATTAAATAAATTGAAAGAAGGATATCACAAAACAATCAAATTAAACTACGTAGAAAATAAAAACGAAGACGTAATATCAACATTAGTAAATAACATTGATATTAGCAAGTCTTCGTATGATGTACAGAGCAGGATTGTGAAACAACTAGTAGATAGAGTCGAAGTTACAACTGATAACATCGATATTATTTTTAATTTTTAA